CTGTTCAAGGCAGGCCGTATCTCCTCGGCACTGGTCGTAACCTGTGCCAACTGCGGGGGGACCAAGGGGGCCCTCTGTATGCGAACCGACCGTAACTACGTCGTGGGCTTCATCGCCCACGCTTGGACCCGTAAGATTGACGCCATCCTTCACACACTGGGAGCACACTGATGGAACGTTACCAAGACCGCTACCGACCTGCGAAGGTCTGCACTAAGCACTGGACAAACAAGCAGAAGGATGCGCTGCGGTACGTCGTGGACACCGAGCCCGACGTCCTACGAGTATCTTCCACCGTGGGCTTCGTGAAGATGGACAAGCGTTGTCCTCGCACCGGCCAGGCCCTGTACCGATTGCTCAATGACACTGACGATATCACCAACGAAGGAGCACACTGATGCATCCCAACACTGACACTTCGCCACTGGACCTCGTGGTCGACCACCTGAGGCGCATGGGCCGGGAGTTGTATCGCATCTACCCCGGCGCTGTCCGTCTGCAATACAACGGGGAGGGCCTTGATATCCTCTTCGAGTACGTCGTGCTGACCAAGCCCATGAAGTACAGCGGCGAGTGGGTCATCTGGTCGGGATGCATCCGTGGCCCGCTGGACGGCCTCTATGCAACCACCTTCCAGGGATACTACTCCCGGAAGCCTGACTTCGAGGGGGCCCTCGAAGAAGTACAGCGCCGTGTCCAGTACATCCATCCCGAAGTGGACCGACTCTGATGCCCACGGAACGGCTGACTGTACTCGTCCACACCGAGGACGCGACGGCGACAGTACACATCGACCTGCACCACCGGGGCTCGCACAACGAGCCGGTCCCCGGTGGCTACGTCCCCCCCGAGTTCGACCTGTACGAGGTGCGAGGATTCTTGCAGTGGGATGTCACCCGACCCCCTGGTCAACGCCTCCGGTACGAGACCCTTGAGGATGAGGAGGAGCTGGACGAGTGGAAAGCCGCGTACTTTGAGGAAATCACTGAAGCCATTGACGCAGAACTGAACAGACAAGAGGGAACTGATGCCTACTAAGACTGACGCTGCTACCAAGCCCCGCCGGGCGTACAAGCACGGCGAGCCCATCGTGGGTACCGAGTGCCGCAAGATGGAGTGGGGACTTCCCGCTCCGGTCTCTGCCCTCGCAGCCTGGGGAGCCCGTGCCATTGGCTCGGGCCAGGGCTTCGACCTGCTCTACGACAGGCAGTGTGCCTGGGGTGGGAAGGAAGACCGGGCCCGAATCGGACGACTGCTGAACGGCCACGTCCTGAAGGCAGCCCAGAGGGAGTGGCGTGACCTCCGAGACCTTGGGGAGGTCGCCTCCGATGTCCACAAGGAGGTCGTCTTGTACGAGGACGACGAGATTGTGCTGAAGGGCAACTCCAATGCGAGCGGCTCACCCAAGTACGGCGACCCCGGCTACGTCTACATCGTGGCCTACCTGAAGAACACCGAGACTGATGGAGCGACCCGATGAATATCGAAACCCGACTGAGTGCCATGCAGAAGCTGGCCGATACCCTGTCTGATTCTGTCTCCCAGATGGAGGAGGGCACTGCCCTCCTCGGAGAGTGGAAGGAGCTGGCCGACGAGCACGACCCCGAGGACATCAAGGAGAAGCTGGACGCGCTGAAGGAGTGGGACCGCGTCGAGTTTGCCTACGGCTACAGCGCCTACGACGTTGAAACAAAGCTGGAGGAACTGGAGAGGTGGGACTCCATCGAGAATGAGTACGGCGATGCCGGTGAGGTCGAGGACAAGCTCGAAGAACTCCGGGAGTGGGAGTCCGTATATGCAAAGTACGGCAACGCCGAGGACGTGGCGTCCAAGCTGGAAGACCGGGACCGCTGGGTTGAGCTTGGGGATGAGCACGGCACCCCGGACCAAGTGAAGTCCCAACTCAAAGACCTGAACGACTGGATTGCATTTGAGGATGAGCACGGCTCTCTCGACAATATCCGTCTCGCCCTGAAGGAGCGTGGTACTGCCATCGAGGGGGTCGAGGAGCTGGAGGTCTTGCTGACCGAGGCCAACGACTCGGCCAAGAGGGCGTGGGCAAAGCTGGATGCACTGAAGAACCGGAGCAGGTGGCAGGTGTTCCTGTCCCTCTTCACTGGGAGGAGCTGATGCCTACCCTTACCTTCTACTCCGATCCGGGGCACGGGTGGCTCAAGGTACCCCGGTCCTTGGTGACGAGACTAGCTGTCGAGGTCACTCCCTTCAGCTACCAGCGGGGGGACTACGTCTACCTGGAGGAGGACCTCGATGCCGGGGCCCTCGTGAAAGCAGCCAGGGCGGCGGGCATGACTGTGACTTTCAACCCCCAGCACACCAACCGACGTAGCCGCATCCGAAGCTACGCCCCATACACCACGGAGAGGAACTGATGCGCTACCGACCCATGTACCCCGGTGGACCTGACGAGCCTTGGGACGACACCACCTGTGCTAACTGCCGGTGCGACCTTCCCGAGGCAGACCCGGACCCAGCGAACGACGGCACCTCACCCTGGTGGGAGGGCTACTGTTCGGAGCCTTGCCGGCGGGGTGTGCCCGTCCCGACGGACGAGGCGCTGCTCAATGCTCTTGATGGTTATGGCCACCTGACCTACACCGTGGGCTTCAGTGACGAGAGCGAGGACGCGCCTGAGGACGCCGACCGAGGCGACTGGCTGGCGGCCTTCGACGCCGTCGTGTGGAAGCACCCATCGAGGGGTGTGCTCGTGGCGTACCACGTCGTAGTGAACAGCGATAGCGGCGGTTTCATCGACACCCTTGAGTGCGGCGTGGTCACCGCCGACAAGGCTCCCTTCTCGTTGCCTGACTACTGGGCATCCATCGGGAGGGAGCACGGCACCCCGTGGACAGAGGCTGAGGTCAAGGCGTCCTGGGAGACGCAGGCCAAGTGGACCACCGACCTGAAGGCAGACATCGCTGCCGTAAACAAGGAGGACTGATGTTCATCAAGAGTATCCGAACGAACCTGAAGACCAACGTGGACTACGAGACGCACGAGCCGGATGCACAGTACCTGTTCATCTACGGCAAGAACGCCTCGGGCAAGTCTGCCCTGGTACACAGCATCGAGCTGGCACTGACGGGCATGGTGACCGACGCCGCAGGGCGAGACATCAAGCAGCAGGTGTACCTGGATGCCCTGGCCAATGGGCCCAAGGCCCAGGTCGAGGTCATCGTCTCCACTGACGGGGCCACCTCGACACATGACGGGAAGAAGCCCAGGTACTGCCACGTCATGTACGACGCACTCAAGGCCATCAGCGGGAGCGGCAACGCCCTCATTGACTACCTGCTGAAGCACGGTACAAACTACGACGACAAGGTGACCGGCGTGTCCCTTGACTACCCGTCGTGGGACAAGTGGGAGGAGCGGTACGGGACTCGGGGTGCCCTGTCGCAAATCAAGACAGCGGCGGGCAGTGCGCTCCGAGCCCACCGGGCTGAAATCAAGGAGCTTCTGGTCGCCATGAAGTACAGTGATGCGCCGGACCTCCGGCTCATGCTGGCCTCGGCAAAGGAGAACGAGAAGACAGCCAAGGAGCTTCAGGTCCTGGTGACCAAGGCTGCACGAGCCTGGGTCGAGGCCATCGCACCTGCCGTGGTGGGCATGGCCCATCCCCTGGTCCCGCTCCGCTTCCACTTCCGACCCAAGGAGGTGAGGCTGAGTCTCCCGTCCGGCGGCACCGTACCGTCCGGGACGGAGATGGTGGAGGCTGCCATCGGGTTGGCCTACGCCACCCGGTCCGCTGACACTGCTGTCTACATCCTGCCTGACAGGGCGTACGACCCTGACCGGTTGGCCAGGTTGCTCCGCATCCTTCGCTATGTACCCTGTGCAGCAGCAGTGGTGCAGTCGCCCATCCTTCCGAACACTGACACCTACAACTACGCAGACTTCTGGGGGCACCACGATGTCGACTGATGAACTACTACATACACTGTACTACGCGTCCGTTGGCTACAAGCGAGAGGACCAGCTCCGGTTGGTAATATTCGCACTCCTCTCCAAGGCATTGGAGAGTGACGACCCTCGCTCTGGTGTGTGGGCTGAACTGTTCAAGGACCTGTACGCCGACAGCAGTCCCGTGGACTGGGACAAGCTGAGGGAAGAGCTGATTGAGACGGCAAGGGACGCCCTGGATGATGCGGTTGACCTTGCGATTGACAACCACAAGAGAGGTGAGTGATGAGAGCGAAGGCATCAGCAGAGAGATTCATTGAGGTCTGGCAAGACTCGAAGAGTATTCGGGAGGTCTGCGACAGGCTTTCGATGGGGCACAGTACGTGCAACTCAAGAGCCTCACGGTATCGGAAGAAGGGCGTTCCACTCCAGACGTTCGGTCGCACTGGGCGTCCGCGAAAGGACTGGGACAAGCTGGCAACACTGGCACTGAATGGAGAAGACTGATGGGACAAGCAGAGGACCGAGAGATGGCAGAGAATGCCTACCTGGAGCTGAAGCAGGAGGTGGCACAGGCCTCCCGCTGGGGCCTGAACTCCGACCGTGTCAAGGCCATTGTGCTGGGACACTTTGGTCTTCAGAGACTGCGCCGGAAGCGCATCGACCCCATCCTTCAGCGAGGGGTGGACGAGGGTGCCTGGGACTGGCACTCGGACTCGAAGCTGACGCCCTTCAGACTCATCCCCAAGGAGGACGAGCGGGCCGTGACCTGCTCCGAGGAGCTGGAGGTGTACGACGCACTGCTGGAGGCAGGGGACGCCAACGACTTGGACAACTGGCGACGGGACAACCCGGTGCCCGAGGAGGAGAAGGACAGCCCGTTCGGGAGCGACAGTACGCTCACCTCTGCAATCAAGGAGGCTGGTCTCCTTACCGAGGGAGCACCGCCCATCACCGTGACGAAGGCCACCGTCCTCGTCACGGAGACCAAGGCCCCCGAGGTAGAGGAGGGGCCAGCCTACACCCTCCTCAAGGACCGCAAGGGCGTGCTGGACTACACCCTCCGGGAGCTGCTCGATGCAGTCCTGGCCCACGTCGGGAGCAAGTGATGACCATCTACCTCATCTCGCTGTCGCATGGGTGTACCGAGAACTTCCGGTTCGCCCCCGACATTGACGCTGCCAAGAGGGTGGCCCGCATCCTCGTCGAGGACCGGACTCCTGAAGATGTGACCCGTCCATGGAGGTGGCAACCAGGGGACGAGCTGTGGGCTCACCACCCAGAGTACGGGCACGTCTTCATCAAGGAGGTTCCCCTCCTGGATGGGATGGATGCCGAAGAGGTTCTGTCTGATGCGTACCCCAACAACGAAGAGTGACCGGATGGCTGACCCACGTCGAGAGCAAGTGATGACCATCTACCTCGTCACCGTTCGGTCAAGCACCACCGAGGTTCTTCGGTTCTGCCCAGACCTCGCGGCTGCCAAGAGGGTGGCTGACATCCTCATCGCAGACCGGACCTTCCCTGGTGAGAAGCCCTGGGTGTGGGGGGACGATGGCCTCGACGCCTACCATTCAGGGGAGGGGTACCTCGCGATCGAGGAGGCTCCTCTTCTGGACGGGAAGGACGAAGACAAGGTCCTGCTGACATCCTGGTCCGCACGATGAACACTTCGCTCATCCGACCCTTCGTTCTCGACGGGTTCTTGATGCCCTACCAGGAGGCGGCCTACGCACAGTCGGTCGACCTCCCGGGCTTCATGCTGTGGTGGGCGTGCGGTTCTGGCAAGACCCTGGCTGCCCTCCTGTGGGCAGCTAGTGGTCCGGCCAGGCAGAAGGTCGTCATCGTGACCAGGGCACCCACCAAGAGGCAGTGGCAGCGTGAGGCACAGCAGTACACCTTGCTCCGTCCCGAGGTACTGACGGGCACGACACCGTACGAGCCCACCAGTGACGTAGTCATCCTGTCCTGGGCTACGCTCCGGGGCTGGGGTGACTACCTCCTGCGCTGGGCGAGGGGTCGTCCCTTGTCCGTCATCTGGGATGAGATCCACAAGGGCAAGAGCTGGAAGCGGAAGGAGCGGCTCGTCGCCAGGGACGGCAGCCGCTACTACACCTGGCTAGACAACCGTGCGGCGGCGGCGGCCAAGCTGGCACACGGAGCTACCCGTAGGCTAGGGCTTACGGCTACCCCAGTACGGAACAGACGGTCAGACCTGTGGGCACAGTTAGACTTAGTGTTCCCTAAGTTGTTCGGTACTAACTGGGACTTCATCCATCAGTACTGTGACGCCAGGCCCGGGGAGTACGGAGGCATCGACGCCTCGGGGGTGAACAACTGTACCGAGCTGAAGAACAGACTCCGCCCCATCACGCACGTCGTGACCAGGGAGGAGATGTCCAAGCACCTCCCGCCCAAGCGGCGGCAGCTTGTCTACCTCAACAAGACAGACCAGAGCAGGCCAGCTGGGTTCAAGCAGGCCATGAAGCAAGCTGCAAGGAAGGGGGCGAACGCCCTGTTCGAGATGCAGCTACTCGAAGCGGCCAGCCGTAAGCGTACCTGGATTGCTGACACTGTGCGTGACGCCGTGGAGAACGGACAGAAGGTCACAGTCCTGACTGGTCGCCGGAAGGACTGCGAAGCCCTGGCCAAGATGATCCGCACCCGGCTCAAGAAGCACCCCGTCTGGTCAGGACATGGTGGCAATAGCACCGTCGAACGTGACAAGATGGTCAAGGCGTACGCAGAAACGGAAGACCCATGTGCTTTCATAGGGACAACGGACGCTTTCGGAGAAGCCGTGGACGGGTTACAGAACACAGACCTGGCAGTCTTCGGGCTCCTGCCCTGGACACCGGGCCAGGTCATCCAGGCAGAGGGACGCTTCAGCCGTCACGGCAGTAAGCGTCGAGTCACAATCATGTACACCGTAGCAGAAGGAACCGTAGATGAGCACGTTGCGGACTTGCTTCTGGAGAAACTAGAGCAAGTCGTAGTGACACTAGACGACGAAGAGAGTGAAGGAATCGCAGCAACCCTAGCTGGTGCCGAGGACGAGGAGTCCATCGTGGCCAGCATCCTACGAATGATGGAGTAAGAAAATGCAGAGACGACACAAGCAGTGGACGAACTACAAGGTTGAGCACTTCGAGGGCGAGAAGTCCGGGGGGCACTTCGAGGTGGAGAACTCCGATACCGTGGGTGCCTACCTGATCACAGCCCACCGCGCCGACGGCGTCATCATCACCAGTGCAGGCTCCCCCCGCCTTGACCAGGCGTGGCTCCGCCTCGTCTACGCACTGGACGTGATGCCCGCACACCTGAAGTACCCCGAGCTGACGCTCGATGCTGTCGACATCTGGTGGGGCCTGCTCTCTGATGAGCAGCGTGAGCCCCTCCAGTTCTTCTGGGACAACGGCCAGGTACTGGAGCACGTCTCGGTCTGGGATGTCTTCGGGGACGGTGGCCCCGAGCCCGAGGAGGGACGCAATGATCGTGAGCGGTTCCGCTGGGCATTGTGTGAGTTGGTACAGAGGACAGACCTCCCCGCTCCAGCCCTCCTGTCTGAACTGGTCGGTGGTGTGGGAGCCCATGCCTGTACCTCGGGGCTGGTTGAGAATGAGGAGGAAGCAGGAGACCTGGGCAAGGTGATGGCAGGTGCCGTGAAGGCCTCACTGAAGCAGGTCAAGTCCATCACGGACTACTTCGAGACTGGTGTTGTGGTCATGCCTGGCGACTACGATGCCTGAGTTGCTAGACCCTGGACCAAGTCGCCGGGGCTGGCATCGTCTTCAGACGGTGCTCCAGTGTCCACGGAAGTACGCGCTCTACACAGAGTCCAAGCGGTCGTCCCGAGTGACGGCCGCCCCGGCTCTGATCAAGGGTAGCTTGCTTCATGTGGGCCTGGCGCACCGGTACGCCCTGATGAAGAACCCCAAGGCAGACCTGTACTCTCCACTCAAGGCAGTGGAGGGGCTGGCCGCAGCCCAGGTCAACGCCGAGGTGTGGGCAGAGCATGTCCCCCTCGTGCAGAAGACCCTGCTTCAGTACGACCTGCGCTGGAGCGGAGAGCAGTGGGAGGTGATGGACGTGGAGCGAGAGCTGACGGCGAACATCACGGACCCGGAGCGAGACGAAGTGTACCTCTACACGCAGCGAGCGGACCTCGTGGTTCGCAACCGACAAAGCGGACAATGGTACATCGTGGACCATAAAACGTCAGTACGGGTGGCACCGAAAACCATCCGACGTTACACGTTGTCGGGCCAGTTCCGAGGCTATGAATTCTTTGGGCGGGGCCTCCTCGGCAAGAGCTGGGGCGGCGTCATCCTCAACATGATTCAATGGCCGACGGAGAAGAAGGGCGCGGAGTTCTCCCGTGTCTCTCTGGAGCCCGCACCGTACGCAGACAAGACTTTCAAGAGCACTGTCCTTCACGCTGAACGAACCATTCGAGACCTGACTAAGACTGACTGCCCGCCCATGGAATGGCCTGGTGCCCATCACGAGATGGCCTGCTGGACTGCCTATGGACCGTGCCCACACCTGACCAAATGCCAATGGGGAACTGATACATGAGACTGTACCGATTCGGAATCACTTACGGACCGAGCAAGACAGGCAAGACACTCGCCGCCGTCCGGGCCTTCCCCGACGGACTCTTCATCGCACCGCCCGGTGCCCTGACCTCCGCCCGATGGCTGGACTGGGAACCACAGACGGTAGAGCTGAAGAGGGACCAGGGCTTCAAGCACATCGGAGACCTCGTCAAGCGTGCCTCCGGGAAGTTCCCTGCCATCATCGTGGACGACCTGTCCCTGATTGCAGACAACGAGCTTGAGGCGTGCAAGAAGGTCGCGAAGGGATTCGCTGCCTTCGATGTCTTCAACCGCAGGATGTACGACCTACGTGACATCTGCCGGAACGCCGAGTCTCACGTCCTGTTCACCTGCCACGAGCAGGCACCACGAGAGGTGAAGAAGGACGCGTTCAGTCGGTACATCCCTGGTGCTCCGCTCATGCCAGGCTGGCAGGTGCCGGAGAAGCTGCCCGCCATGGCAGACTTCGTGGCCAGGGTTGTCTACGACGACGACACACCAGGCTGGCCGTACGTGTACGACACGGCACCGGACCCGCACTACATCACGGGTGACCGTCTCGCCATCCTGCCCGGTCGCTTCCCCCTGAACCTCCGAGAAGCCCTGCTAGGTGCAGGGTACGCCGTACCTCGTCCCGAGCCTCTGGTCTGGATGGAGGAGTACGTCGAAGCTACAGCCCTGGACCTTCTCGAAGAGTCCGGGGAGAAGAAGCCAGATCTCAAGCGCGTCTTGTCGGCCACGGCAGGTACGCTCCAACACCATTCCCCTCGGCACGTCCGTTGGGTTCTCGCTGACGCTCTGGACAGGATGTCCTTGCGCCGGCACACTGCAAACCTTCTGGTCGATTTCATCGACAACTACTAGACAAGGACTGAATCATGTTTGACTTCTCGAAGACCGTCGTGAACGTACCCCCTGTGAAGGAGGACGTGTACTTGGTCGAGATCGTCTCGGCCGAACAGTACGAGACGCGCAACGGCAATGACCGCATCCGCTTCACCTGCCTCGTTGAGACTGGTGCCGCGACTGGGGACAGCCAGGCTGGCTGCACCATCCAGGACGGCTTCAACCTCCCGACGTACCAGGACGCCACCAAGAACGCCAGGCTTCAGTCCCTGTGGATGAAGTTCTACGTGTCGCTGGGTGTCGACCAGGCAGAGCTGCGTGCCCTCGGGCCGAAGTTCAAGTACAAGCACATCATGGAAGAAGGCAAGTTCGAGTGCATCATCGGCAAGAAGGGGTACGTCCGCTACGTCCCCGCCGCTGACAAGGACTCCTACTCCGACAGCACCTGGCTCACCCCGCGCCAGGCGGAGGTATACACCGAGGCTCGCGCCACGGTGGAGGAGGCCACGAGTACCGCTGCCGAGGGCATTGATCCCCTCGCTGGTCTCTTGAACGGCTGACACCTAGTGCGTCCCTGTCTTGGTCGGTAGGGGGGTCGAGTGTTTCACTCCACTTGACTTTCGGGTAGTGCATCGCCGGCCAAGACAGCGGACGCCCTCTGGGGGAACCATGGCCCTTGAGTGTGCCAACTGCGCTGCGTGTCCTCTCCGTTCCTATTGGGAACGGAGAGGGCACTGGAACCCTGTGGGGTTCGAGCACAACGAGAGCGACGTGCTTGTCCTGGGGGACGCGCCCTCGAAGCAAGACCTCGCGAACGGGAGGCCCTTCGTCGATGCCCTTGGTATCGCTGTGATGGACTCCCTGGAAGAGCTGAAGAAGACACGGCTCGACGTGGACTGGGGGAACCTGCTGGGCTGTAGGTGGCCGGACGATGATCCCAAGGTCTACCTCGCCCAGCTACAGAAGCGGAACCGGAAGCGTGCCAAGAAGAAGGAGCCCGCCATCATCAACCCGGTGGCAGCGTGCTGGCCGCACGTCCGGGAGGAACTCAAGCGGTACCAGACCGTCATCCCCATGGGCTCCTACGCGGCCAAGGCCATACTGGATGGGAACAAGAAGCTCGAAGACGTACGGGGCGGGCCGACCTTACGGGGAGAGCAGAAGGTTCTCCCGACCTACCACCCACGTCTGCTCCAGGTACAGGAGCATCTCCGCGAGGTGTTCCGCTCGGACATCGCCAAAGCGTTCAGGTACCACCGAGACGCCCTGCGCTGGGAGGACCCGAAGGTCTTCTACCAGCCCACAGCGGAGTGGGCTCGTGCCTGGTTCGAGAGGAACCGCCACGAGGTCCTGGCCTACGACGTGGAGACTGACGGCATCGACAGCCTCACCGTGGAGATGAGGTGCCTTGGCATCGGGACTACGGACGAAGTCCTCATGCTCGGCTTCCTGTCCGTAGACGGCCAGACGCGCTTATACGAACCGGAGGAGGAGCGCAAGATCAAGTTAATGCTGTCCGAGGTCTTCACGGACAAGAGCATCCTAAAGTCGGGGCACAACGCCGGGTACTTCGACCGTGCCGTTGTGGAACAACATCTCCGGGTAACGCCCGAGCCCCTCGTGGACACCATCCTGCTGCACAAGCTCGGAGCATCAGAGCACCGGCACCGCCTGGGCTTCGTGGCCTCGATGCTCCTCGACGTGCCAGCCTGGAAGGCAGACCACACCGGAGTCACAGCCCAGACGGACGCTGACCTCCACGCCTACTGCGCCACGGACGTGGCCGTCACCGCCCGCATCCTGCTCCCTCTGCGAGACAAGGCCAAGCGCCGCAAGCAGCTTCACCTATACAGCATCGACGCAGAGATTCAGGATGTCTGCGCTGGGATGCACCGGCTAGGGATGCGGGTAGACGAGGGCCGCCGTGCTGCTCACGAGCAGGTACAGGTCACCCAGGCAGCCCAGTGGCTCGGTGCGATCCACGCCCTCCAGCCCAACCTCAATCCGAACAGCCACGTACAGCTCCGTGCTCTGCTCTTCGATGACTGGGGCTTACCTCCCTACGAGTACACCCTCGCAGGAGAGCCCTCGACAGGGGCTGCGTCCATCCGAATGCTTCTGGTGAACCCACTAGTGGATGAGGACCAGCGAGCCCTCCTGCGGGCTGTGAAGCGTTACCGCAGGGCAGAGAAGCTCTTGTCCACTTACCTTCGGAAGTGGGCACCAGGGGTTGGAGTGGTCACACCAGAGGGCTACGTCCACCCGGACTACAACGCACACGGTACGGTGACGGGGCGACTGTCCTCCTCGAACCCTAACTTCCAGAACGTGCCATACTTCCTCCGGGACATCTTCATCCCCCCACCGGGCTGTGTCTACGTCGGAGCGGACTACGACCAGCTAGAGCTTCGCTTCGCCGCTGCTCTGTCCGGAGCGGAGAGCTACCTGGACGTGTTCGAGAAGAAGCTCATCGACCCGCACAACTTGACAGCTGACCTCATGTTCGGTGACGCCTTCTGGGCGAGCGAGGGAGCCCCGAGCACCCGCATGGGGAAGGGCAGTGATCAGTTCAAGCGGCTCCGGAACCTAGCCAAGACCATCTGCTTCGCGTCCCTGTACGGAGCCAAGCCCCCCAAGGTCCACGAAATCATAGGCCGAGAGGAGGACGACCAGGGCAACATGATGTACGGAGACATGGACTTACGCCAGGTCCGTACGCTCCACCGCAAGTGGCTGGAGCGAGCCCCGGAGTTCAAGGCGTGGTGGCGGCAGACGATGCAGACGCTACGTCGCCAGGGCTACATCGAGGAGTGCGTGCTCAAGCGGCGTCGGTACTTCGCACAGGAAGACTACAACGCCGTGCTGAACTACGGCGTCCAGGCAGGGGGCTTCGCTGTGGTAGCCCAGGGGATGATCGAGCTAGTCCAGGACCACCTGCCGTTCGACTTCGGCCAGGGGTCAGG